ACACTGGTCAAGTTATGTTAGATAATATCTCAGCATTTTATAGGGTTTATGTGAAAGAGGGGACAACTGAAGTTCAAGTACAAGATTGGACTCCTATTAACAGAACACCTAACGAGTATTATTTTATTTTTGACATGAGAGACAAGATACCTAATCAATATTATGTTGACATTCAAGTTAACACATCAGGAGAAAAAGATACTTATAAGAAACAATTAACTTTTAATATTGTAAACAAAAAATAATGAAAACTGTAAGATTAAGTGAAACAGACCTTAATAGGTTAGTGAAAAAAGTTCTTGCCGAACAAGAATTAGAAAACTATATGTTTTTTTCAAATTTGAAACAAATGAAAAGACAAATAGAAATGATGATGGAAATGGACCCTGCAATGATTAACCAAATTATTCAAAATGGACATGATTGGGCTGACGACCATATATCTGAAGCAAAAACTAATATGGACCAAGTATTTGATTTTTTCAAAAATGAAATGGATAAAGAATCACAATATGTTGATTTTGAAGATATTCATGAAGGTAAGAAAAAAACTGGAACTAAACTTTGTGCAAGGGGCAAGGCAGCTGCAAAGGCAAAGTTCAAGGTCTACCCATCAGCATATGCCAACGGTTATGCGGTTCAAGTATGTAAAGGAAGTATGCCAGGAACTGATGGTAAAAAACGTTGTTCAGGAACATATTGTTAATTTTTTATTCCAAGGTGTTTTTTATTCGAAATTTTTGTTTACTTTTGTAACTGAATAAAAAACACCTATGGAACTTTCACCTCACAAGTTAAAACGAGCAATTCAAAAATGGTACATCTCATTAGTTAGATTTTCCACGCCACCACCACAAAAATCAGAATACGAAAGAGATTGTATCTCAATATGTAAAAAACTCATTGGCAAAGAAGAAACTGTTCTTTTATTAACACCGATTTCTAATAAACGTTACATAAGAAACGAAGAACATCAAATATTTGTTATTTTAGAAGGTCACAATGTTAAAGTAATAAATCATGTTTATTCTTATACAGTTTTTTTAGAAAAAAGTTCTTGGGAAAATATCATAAACATGTTTGATAATGAAGTAGAAAGACGTAGAGAAATTTTTGAAAAAGAAATTACATCAAACATTAAACACTCACTTCAAAACATATTACATAGTATCTAATGAAAAACAATTCTTTTAAATACACTTTTTATCTCGGTTTGTTAATTATGTTGTTTGTATGTGTGTTGATTACGTCAATATCTATTAACGTTTACACAACCATTAGTAGTAGATATCAGGTAAAGAAACAAGATTCAATTGTTGTTGAAGTTCCAATTATACCTGAGAAAGAAATTGTACATGATACAGTTTTTGTTGAAAAAGTTATTGTTAAACCAATTGACAGCTCCAAACCAAAAAAAGAAATCGACACTTCCAAATATAATGATAGTGTGGTTAAATAGATTTCTTATATTCTTTTAATACTTCTCTTACAATATCTTTTAATGACTCATTTTTAGGTTTATAATGAGTCATTTTAGGTTTGTTTCCTGTACCTGATTTTGAGTGTGATTTTTCGGCGTTTCTCTTTTGTTGACAAGCACTTTTTTTCTGAGAATCTGTCATTTTAGATGCAACTCCAGCGGCACGACATTTAGGGTAACCTTTATCTGAAGCTTCGGGTCTTCCACATGGTGGGTGTTTACCATCAACCTTACGACAAATATTAACCCAAGGACCTTTAGGTTGTTTACTACCTTTTGGTTTTTTCTTTGTACCAAACCAAACAGCCAAGTCTTCTTTAATTGGACCAACAAATTGTTGGACTATTTTATCAGGATTTTCAACGTCAGAAATGTTACCTCCTTCGTCATCGTTTTGGTTTGTGTAAAAACTTTTTAAGTATGTGTCAACTTTGGATAATATTTCAGTTTTGTTTTCCATTTTTTTTCTTACTTCAGGAGTTTCTTTAAAGTCACCATCAGCCTCCTCATAGGCTAATTCGGCATTTGTATAATGATAAACGGGTTCATTGAAAGGTGCTAATTGGTCGGCTTTCCAATCTTGTGGTGCAAGTACTATTGGAATTTTATAATGTCCAGAACTTCCCGAACCAGTTGCTTCACTTATTCTATTTTTTTTCATATACTTATACTATAAATATATTGAAATTAAATTATGGAACAAGAAAAACAACCCATACTATATCTTTTTGAAGATATTGCAATTTACAAATCTGAAGATATTGACAATTTGATTGACAATTTAACCGAAGAGCAAGCAAAATTTATGTTAATTCGGTCAGTTCAAATGGGATATAAACACGGTTTATTTTCTCTAACAGAATCAGAAATAGTTTCCAAATCACTTAGAATATTAAAATAAAAAAAAGGGACAATTTCTTGTCCCTTTTTTAGTATCATTAAGATAATGATTATCTTAACTCTCTTAAGTCGAATGTTCTTACACCATCAACTGTGATTCTACCGTAGAAACGGTTGTTCACCATTTTCTTAGCGTATCTAGTCATGATACCTTTGATTGGTGTAAAGTTGAATGGATTGTACATTGTAGGAGTTAATTGTAATGGTACGTATGGTGCGTAAATGTAACCAGTATCTAATAAAGATGTACCTTTGTGTCCCATTAACACTTGGTTTGGTGGGAAGTAAGGGTCTCTATAAACTTGGTAACGACCAGCTAAAGTACCTACTCTTTCAATACCCATGTTGTATTGGTCTTGTTCAGGAGCCGCGTTTGATACGTGGAAATATTCCAAGTCATCAAAAATAGCACTGATTTCAGAAGAAACAACAATCCAGTTAGCTCCACCTCTTAAAGTAGATTTGTGGATTTGAGCTGAAATTTGGTTGATTGCAGTAATCAATGTTTGGTTCCAATCTTTTTGAGTGTAAGGAACTGCACTTGAACCTAGACGCTTCCAACCATTGTAATCCCAACGTAAGTTCCAAGCCGCACCTTTACGTAAGTCACGTAAGATTTCTCTGTCGATTTCAGCTGCAACTTGTTCAGATAATAAAGCTGTCAATTCAGCTTCAGCATCGATGTTGTGGAACGCTGCAACGTCTTGAGCCATTTCTGGAGACCATTGAGCTCTTAATTTTCTTTCTGTTACAGAAACTGTAACTGACATAAGGTCGAAAGATACCTCACCAATTCTATCTTCGAATTCTAAGTTTTTGTAGATTCTATAAGTAGCTGAAAACGCACTTCCAGAAGCTGCAGTAGATTCAAATGTAGAACCTGTGTAACCGTCCATAGAACCACCACAAGTGATACATACAGGTACTTGTAAATCAATTTCTAAATAAATTCTTCCATCAGGAGTACATAAGTTGTCATATTGACCACCATCTGTTCTACTGTTAGGGAAAATTGCTGTAGAGTTGTTGTTACCGTATTGTACGATACCTTTACCATATCTTTGAGTTACAACTCTAAATAAGTAAGGATTTCTTGTGTTAGCTGAAGTATAAGTATTACCTAAAACACCATAGATAGTTAAATCTGATAAGAAAGCTTCGTTATCCATAGGTTGACCATCAGGACCAATTAGTTTACCAGCTCCGTCTGATGCGAAACCTGACATTACAACTAATACTTTTCTATAGTTATCTACTGTATAAGCAGATGGTACCAATACATCACCAGTCCAAGCCACAGTACCTACTGGAGCTGTGATAGCTGAATATTGTCCTTTAGAATAGTCGAATAAACCTGGAGGGTCTAATGCTGGTTCGTTACCTTCGTAGAATCTATCGTAAAGGTCTTTAGTTGTGTTGTAGTCGTAACCACTGTTTGGTGTTTGAGTAGACTCTGCGTTTGGTGAACCATACGGTGCGTAGTGAATACCTGTACCAGGATAGCTAGCCTCATCTACGTTTTGATAAGACTGAATGTTAGGTACAAAGTAGAATAATTTACCGATTGGTAAGTTCATAGCTTGTACTGAAACGATGTCGTTCGCTAATAATTTAGAGAATACACGTCTAACAATTGGGAAAACCACTGTTTCAAATGCACCTGTATCAGATGTAGATGATGCTTCGTTAATCAAGTACGATGCTTGGTTTTCGTATAATTGTGCTACGTTTTCTCTCATGTGACCTTTAAGACCTTCTAAAAAGCCTAATTTGTCCCATTTGTTGATTGTGTCTTCTTTGATAACTTTAAGGTGCTTAAGACCGATGTTACCTACAAGACCTGATTCTAATAATGCTCCCATTTTAGTATTTGTTTTGTTTTTAAGTTTATTTTATTTTTTTACCCTAATTTACCCATTAAATCTTTCATTCTTAAGAACTGAGGATTTTCATAAGTTTTTGATTCAATTAAAGTAGTTGATGAACCTGTAGAAACTGTTTTATTTATTTTTGTTCCTACTGACTCGTTAATTGATTTTGTTTCAACCTTACCTAATTCGTCTTTGATTGATTTGTAAAGATTTTTTGATTCTTTCAAACTTTCAACATTGTCGAATCTTCTAAGGATGTTTATTTTTTCTTTTTTAGTAGTTGAATGTTCAGTGAACAATCTTGTAGCGTAAGCTAAGTTTGAGTTGAAGATTGCAACTTCGTTAAGTTTTTCTCTGAAAACATTTAACGCTTTTCTGTACTCTTCATTCTTTTCTCTCAACATTCTAACTTCATCTTGGTTGATAGATTCAACTTTAACACCATTATTACCATAAACATAGTTTCTGTTATTTGTGATGCCTTTTCTTAAACCTCTACCTTCTTTGGAACCCATACCGTAAGTTCTAGCAGCTTCTTTAGTTTCTTCTTTTTCAAAAGCTTTTCTTTTCAAAGTGTCACCTTTTTTAGTAGTGTAATCTTTATCACCCTTATGAGTTTTAGATTTATCACCCTTGTTCATTCCGTAATCACCTTCTTTAGTTTCTGCCTTAACAACTTTGGATTTGCCTTCCATATTTGCACCTTTCTTGTAATCGAATTTTGGTTTACCAGTACCCATAGTTTTAGGACCTTCTTTTTTGTCCTCTTTAAATCCACCTGCAGCTTTGTTTTTGTAAGTGAATTTTGGTCCTGAACCAATTCCAACACCTTTAGGTTTTGTTTTTTTAGGTGAATAAGATTCATTTGTCCAATCTTCGTCCATTTCTTCGTCCGTTTCCTCGTCCATTTCTTCAGACCATTCTTCGTCCATTTCTTCAGACCATTCTTCGTCCATTTCTTCCTCTTGTTCGTCCATTTCTTCTTCGTCATCGTCTTCTTCATCTAAAGTAATTTCATACATAACTTCTTCATCATCCATTTCCATTTCTGATGAACTGTCGTCTGACATACTACCGTCTTTGAAGATTGCATCGATAACATCATCAACTGACTCATCTTGTTCTTCGTAATTCATATCTGATTCTTGCATTTCGTCTTCTTCAGATTCACCAAGCTTAACAAGATATTCCACATCAGCGTTGTCATCTGATAAGTGTACGTTTTCACCATCTTTTTTTACGATGATTCCGTCGTCTTCACCCATAGCTTTAAACACCTTTAGAATTTCTTCGTCAGAAGCGTCAGTCAAATCAATTGGACTTTCTTCTGAATCCATATCCATATCCATGTCCATATCCATTTCGTCATCATCAGAACCCATGTCCATATCCACATCCATTTCCATTTCATCATTATCAGCATCCGTATCAACGTCTGCATCTAATTCAATCTCATCATCTTGTTCATTAAGAGATTCTTTTACTAATTGACTGATTTCTTCTTTCATAGTAGATTGAAGTATTCCTTTTGCATTTTCGGCTATTGCTTCTTCAACTTGTTTCATTTGAATAAGAGCCTCTTGAACTAATTTGTTTTCTTTCATGAAAATCTATTATTTTAACTAATAAATAGTATCGAATTAGAAAAAATTCATTTCTAACATGATACAATCTAAAATTTATTTAATAATAAATATTTCCAAGAGGCAAAAAAAAAGTGGTCAAAACTGACCACTTTAAAATAATTTGATAATAAATCAATTATTCAATTACTTCATCTATCTTACTTTCAGATACTGAAGTTATTCTCCAATCGTGTGTGAAACCTTGGTATTTTTGTGTAACCTTAGCTTCAACGTCTGTAACTGAATAACCTTTAACTAATTTTTCTTCTCTAATTTTTTTGATTTTACCACTGTTCTCATCAGGTAAATCGTACTGAATTTTTGCTACAAAGTATTTTTCTTCCATAAATAATTATTTTCCCAAATAATCGGTTAATTTTCTCATTAAGTCAACTCCTTTAGCTTGAAATTCAGAATTTTCGGGAGATTTGTATTTTTTTTCTTCTTCTAAGTTTTCTTCGTACTTACTTCTATCATCAGGATTGCTGAATAAATAAGCTCCTGGTGTGGATGGTGATGATACTAAGTCAAAACAAATCAATTCAAAATCATCTTGAACTTCATTTCTTTCACCTACTTTTTTTAATGAACCAACACCTCTTGAAGAAACACCCATCGTAACTCCTTGTCTCATTAGGTTTGCCGCTTGGTCACCTTTAGTTGAAACAATACCTCTTTCGTGGAATCCTGGCGATGTCAATAATTTTAATTTACCCATCAAGATATTTTTATCCCACCATATATCAGTAATGATATGAGATACCCTATCCAAGTCAATTAGAGATGACTCAGGGTGATTAAGTTCTGAAGTTGATAAACCTTTAGCAATTGCCTTTTTATAGTTCTCAGCTTCTCTTTTTAATATTCTTTCAGGATAAAATCTTCCGTTTCTATTTGGAGTGTCGTACTTCTGTAATACGGCATAGAATTCAAAAGGATTTCTATAATCTAAATTAGCAGCCTCTTTCAATATGTCGGCATTAAGACGGTCTTTTGGGGATACCCAACCAGCATCCATTTCAATCAATATTCCATGACCTACTTCACTTGCTTCTAAAATTCTTAATTGTTTCATCAATTCTTTTTAAGATAAATATATCAATTAAGTATCTTTACTACAATTCCACGCTTTTTGACAATGAAAAATCAAAGTATTTGTTTTCCATTACGTTTTCCCTAACGATATTTCTAATTATTTTTTTAATAGAATCTTTAATTTCAGGACATTTAAAATCCATCTCTTGATTAGTATAAAGATTAACTTCTAAATTAAAAAATGATTTTTTTCCGTGAGAAATACCACTTGTTCTTAGGTCTAAATCAACAATACTATGTTCTTTAAATAATTCAGAGTTTATTGAATTAAATACAGA